TATGGATAGTCGATTCTTGGTGGCGCGTTCTCGACATTGAAGGCTACGTTGTAGGTGAGCAAGATATGACTAAAGTAAAACTCATTCGACTTCTTGATATAGACAACGACTGCGACCTTACACCTGTTTCTTCTAATCTAAACCAAACGATGAATTGGGAAACGCCCAACGGCGACCCTGCAACGGTAACTGAAGAATGTTGTTTACGTTTCGGTTATAATTGGAACAGCACAAAAGGCGATTGTTACAACAAGCCAAACAACGGAACGCGTTCTTTGATAACGGCACAAGCGCCAACTTTAGCGCCTACTCAGTTTGGAGCACCTGTTCAATTTAGCGCAGGTGTTTCGCAGCCTGTTAAGACGATAACGACGGACTACGTTATAAGTAATTTCGACAGAATGGTTTTCGCAGATACAACAAGCAACGACATTACTATTTATTTGCCTTCCGCAACGACGACGTTAGGACGTGAGTTTATAATACAACGCGTTGTTTCGGGTGCTAACGTATTAACGATACAAGCATATACAGGCGAAACGGTTGAAGGTAGCGGAAGCATTACACTAAGCGGAATGGGGGACACAATAACAATAATATCAAATGGAGCAGACTTCAAAGGTACATCTTCAAAATAAAGCGCACTCAATGATCGCTTGTTTGGAGTTCATTAAGTTGGATATGAAGACCAACACGGAACACGGTACAATGGCTAACGGAAAGCGTAAGCTCTCAATGTTCAAGTATTGGATTTGGAAAGTAGCGCGTATTTCGGTAAACGCAGCGTTCTGGATATTTATTCTTTATAACATATTCTTCTAATGGCAAACACGATAGATTTTAATGTAGGCACAAACGCAACGCGTGTACTTGGCGAAACCGCTACGGCAGCCGAAAATACGGCAACAGGATTTAAGAGCGCAAAGGCTGAACTCCGCGCGTTGCAGAACCAGTTGCAACAAATGGACAGGTCGAGCGAAGAATTTAAAAAGGCTTCCGCTCGTGCTGCTGAGTTGAAAGACAACATAAGCGACCTTTCCGCAGAGATTAGTGCCAACGCAGGTAACGCTTTTGAAGGTCTTTCGAATAACGTAGGCTTGTTCGGTTCTCGCTTAATGGATTTAGACTTAGCAGGAGCAGGTCAAGCGTTGAAAAATATGGGAACAAACGTTTCCAAAATTGATTTTAAGACGTTAAAAAACGAGATAGGCGGTTTAGTTAGTGGTTTTGCATCGTTGGCAAAAGCAATTATTTCTAACCCTATCTTATTGCTTGCAGGTGCTGTGGCTTTAGTCGTTGCCAACTTTGACGAATTAATAAAATTGTTTCCTTCCGTTGAAAGCGGTCTTTCTGGTATTAACGAACAGGAGCGCGAAAGTCTTGCTATTTCAAAAGCTAAAGCTGATGCTTCACAGAAAGCTTATGAAAATATAGATAAACAAACTAACATATTAAAGCTGCAAGGTAAGAGTGAGAAAGAGATTTTAAACATAAAACTAAAGGCTTTAGAAACGGCAATAGCTGATAGAAAAGCACAGTTAGCTATTACCGAAAAACAAGCAATAACACAAGTTCAAACAGCAAAAAGAAATAGAGAAATACTTGAGGGTATTATTCGCTTTCTTACCGCTCCACTTCAATTACTTCTAACGGCTGTTGACGAAATAGCTAAATTAGTTGGTGCTGATAGCAACCTTGCCGAAGGTTTTACCAATTTGGCAGCAGGTCTTTTGATAGATCCGCAGGAGTTGGAAACTGAATTGAATAAAACGATTGAGGAAAACAAGGCGGCTATTGCTACAATGGAGAACGACTACGCAGGTTTGCAGTTGTCTATTAAGGCAATGGACAAGAAAGCAGCAGACGATAAAAAGGCAGCAGATAAAAAAGCACAAGACGACAAAGAACAAGCGCAAAAAGATGCAGACCAAAAAGAGTTAGATCGTCGCAAGAAGTTAAACGACGAAATGATGGCTGAAGATGAGCGAATGGCGTCTATTGGTTATGAAGATTTAAAGGCAAGAGAAAAGAAAAAGACAGATGCTAAACTCCTTGCCGAAATGGAAGGACACGCAAGACTTACATCGTTAAGAGCAACGTTGTCTCAACAAGAAGTTGATGATTTAGCAAAAGCAGAAGCAGCAAAAGCAGACTTAAGAGTTGAAGCGATGAAGGCTTCATTATCTATTATTAGTGATTTAGCAGGAGCTTTTGCAGGACAAAGCGAAGCTCAACAAAGAAAAGCGTTTAACATTCAAAAAGCAGCAAGTATTGCAACAACTACAATAGATACATATATGGCAGCACAAGCGGCTTATTATTCGCAGTTAGCCATACCTACTCCAGATGCACCTATTCGCGCAAATGTAGCGGCAGGAATAGCAATTGCTCAAGGTCTTGCGCGTGTTGCTGTTATAAGCAGACAACAATTTAATGGAAGTGGCGGCACGAGTGGCGCAAGTGGTGGCGGTGGTAGTGTTCCAAGTGCAGGCGGTGGAGGAATGACAGCACCTGCCGCGTCTAACTTTGCCTACTTAGGTATTCAACCAAACCAACAACCACCACTTCAAGCATACGTTGTAAGCGGACAGGTGAGCAGCAATTTAGAAGCGCAACAACTTATTCAAAATCAATCTCGCTTAGGCGGCTAAAAAATAAAACAATGAATAAAAAAATTAAAGTTATTGAGTACGGCATTGACGACGAAGGTTTACTCGGAGTGTATGCTATTAGCGTAGTGGAACAACCTGCGATAGGTGTCGATTTTGTCGCGTTAAGCGAACAACACAGCGTCAAGTTTAAAGAAGATTTTCGAGGTCTTTTATATGGCGCTTTGCTTATTCCCGACCAACTAATTTACCGACGCGACGAAAAGACAGACGAGGAATACTACGTTAAGTATTCGAAAGAAACGATTCGCGCTATCGCTTATAATTATTTGAAACAAGCGAACCAAAACAACGCAACAGTTGAACACGCGAAAGTTGTTGACGGAGTGTCTTTGGTTGAGACGTGGATCATTGAAGGTGAAAACGACAAAAGTAAAAACTTCGGGTTTTCACTTCCAGAAGGAACGTGGTTCGGTTGTATGAAAGTGGAGAACGAAGAAGTAAAGCAACAGATACAAAACAAAGAGGTGTTAGGTTTTTCTATCGAAGGAAACTTTATTGCTGAGAAAGAAATGTATATGCACTCACACGAGGAATTTGCAGCCATTCTTGAAGAACTAAATGACCTTTTGAAAGAGGACTAAATGAACATCGAAGCAGGGGGGTTTCTAAAGGTCGAACTATTCAACGACGACGCTAACCTGTTTCTAAACGCACTCACGAAGATAACGAATGAGGGTGGTAAAATGGGGTTTAAGACGTACGGATTGAGTGAGGACGAAATGAAGACGCTAAACGCAATACTTGATTCTTTAGGGTAAAAAAAACGGGGGTAACTACTCCCCCGTTCAAACCTTAAAATCAAAAAGAAACTATGAAAAGAATCAATTATGAAACAAATATACGCTCTTTTCTATTTAGGTACTAAATATTTAATTAAACACATTATGAACTTACGAGAAAAAGTAAACGCTCTTTTCGCAAAGCACAATGTTTCCCTTTCTGCTGAAGAAGTAGTTGAGGTGAAGCAAATGGTTGAAGCGATCTTAGAGGACGGTACAAGCATCTATTCAGATAGCGACGCGTGGGCAGTTGGTGTTCGTGTATTCACTAAGGACGTAGACGGCAACGAGGTTGTTGTTATGGACGGAGAGTACAAGACAGCAGAGGCAGTTACAGTTGTTGTTGCTGACGGTGTTGTAACCGAATTAAGACCAATGGAAGAAGAAGCTCCAGAGGTTGAAGTTGTAATCGAAGAAGAACAAGCTACGGAAGTAGTTGCAGATTCTTTCAACGCAGAGGTTGAAGGTCTTTTGTCTTTGGTTGCTAAACTTGAAAGCGAACTTGCTGAAATGAAAAAAGCAAACGCAGAACTTTCATCTAACGTTGAGAAGTTGAGCGCACAACCTGCGGTTCAATCAATCAAAGAAGTTAAACAAAACAAACAAAGCGCACCTTCTAAGCCATACGCTAAAATGTCGGCAGAAGAACGCTTCGTATTTCATTTAAACAAATAAAAAAAAACACAAATAAAAAATGGCTACTACCACTTCATTAACCACAACCTTTGCAGGTCGTGAAGCAGCAGGATATATCCGCGCTGCGTTCTTGAGTAACGAGTCTTTGGCTGCGGTTACCTTCAAAGAAAACATCGAGTACAAACAAGTTGTTCGCAAATTAGTTGATTCTATCACTTTTGCTAACGCTACTTGTGACTTTACTCCAACAGGAACTGTAACACTTACAGAAAGAATTCTTGTTTTAGAGAAATTCCAAGTTCACCGTCAACTTTGTAAGAAAGATTTCTTATCAGATTGGGAAGCAAAATCAGAGCAAGACGGAAACCTTCACGCTTCATTAACTGACGCTATCATTGCTAACGTAATGGCAGGTGTTGCAGCTAACAACGAGGTTGTTATGTGGCAGGGTGTCAACGCAACAGCAGGTGAGTACGCAGGTTTTGAGACTTTGTTCTTAGCTGACGCTGCTGTTCTTGACGTTGCTACTCCAGAAGCTATTACTTCTGCTAACGTAATCGAAGAAATGGCTCGTTTAGTATTGACTTTACCAACACGCGTTCGTCGTGCTACTGAAAAGCCTGTTATCGCTGTATCTTCAAACGTTGCTGAAGCGTTCAGAACTGCAATTCTTGGTCTTGGTGGTGGAAGCTACCTTTATCAAGGTGAAACTGTTAAGATGACTTGGCAGGGTCAGTACGACATCATTGAGTGTCCTGGTATGTCAGACGACACAATGGCTATGTTCCAAAAGAGCAACCTTTGGTTCGGAACAAACCTTCTTGACCAATGGAATAGCGTAGCGGTATTGGATATGTACGACAAAGATTTGTCTGACAACGTTCGTTTCGCTTGTTCTTTCTTCGCAGGTGTACAATACGGCTTCGGTGACGAGATCGCATTCTACCAATACACTGCATAATCTCAACCATTCTAACCCTTGCACGAATAGAGGTAGCGGCTTAAACACCGCTCCTCTTTTGTGCTAATAAAAAATACAAGCATATGCCTCCATGTGAATTATCAAGCGGATTTACGCTAGACT